AAGAGAATGGTGTATAGTTTGCTCCACCAGAGTGAAGTGTAGCAGTCATTATACCCGCAAAATTATGTTCAGTAGTAAATGAAACTATCCCTGTTGTAGTATTGTCTGTGAATGAGAATAAAGGTTGACCTATTCCAATAGATTTAAGTAATTTATCATTTGTCTCTCTTGTAAGACTCTTTAAAGGATCGTTTGTAACTACCTGTCCCAAAGGAGATCTTACAGCAAAAGATTTAGATGCTTGGGGATTTTCATTTACATTATCTCGATCTAATTGAGGATATAAATCAACTACATTTTGACTATAACTTAAATTAGTATATTCCTCTTGAATGGTATTACTGGAATTAAGAGCAAATACTTGATAAACACCATCTTGTGTGGCATCAATATATTCTGAAACTAATGTATTTCTGAACAAATAAATATTTGATTTTAGATCAGTCCTCTCAAATCTAGGAAGAGATGTGTCCTCTATACTAAAATCATTTGTTGCAGAAGCACCTAAATTATCTCTTGTGGTTTCATACTCAAATGTTAAACTATTTGGTATATTTTTGACAGTAAATTCTCCATTATATCCTTTATTATCTTCACCCAAAGGACTACCACCAGAACCACCATCTTTAATATTTTTGATGGTAACCAAATCACCGATTTGTAAATTGTGAGGTCTCTCTGCTTGAATTGTGATGATATCTGTTGCATCATTGAACGTACAACTACTAATAAATCTAGGATTTCTTTCAAATTCAAAATCTGATCTAGTAAGAGCATCATTTTTAGTAAAATCAGCTGATCCTCGAACACCAGTTGAACTTGATTCTTGAATTACAAAACCGTTTTCTGGATTCTTTGAGTTTGAAATTTCTTTTGGTATTGCAAGTCTAACCTTATAAATTTTTTCATCAAGAGATCTCGTGTCTGAGACTCTTTTTACGAATGATGGTTCGGTTCTACCAGTGAGTGATGCAATACTTGTAAATATATTGTTTCCTGTTTGAACATTAATAAACCATTGTCCTTGATCACTATCAAATTGAACAGGATGTCCTAAGTCACCAGAATCTTTGTCACTGACACGACTTAATACTTTTAAATTTGTTCCTTTATATACACTGATAAATTCAGAATTATCTGCGTTAGTTTTTGAAGATGCTAATCTAAATGTGTTAGTAGATCCTGTAGGAACAATAGCAAAATATACTGTTTTTTCATCTAAATTTTCTGGTAAATCACCATCGTCACTGATAACAATTACCTTTTCACCTGTTGATAGTTTATGTGCTGATGCATCCGATGTTGTAAATAGACTTTCAGATGGTTCTCCGACCTCTATTGTTTTGACACTTGACAATGAAGGTGTGGCAGTGCCATCCTCCATCAAAATATTTGCTGATTTTTCTACACCAGCGATATCTACAAATAAAACATCATTAACTTTGGCACCAACTCGAAAACCTTGAGTGACTGATGGTGGCAATATATCTTCAGAGGTAAATCCAAACAAATATAATCTTTTATCATTATTAACAGTTTTTGTTTTATCAATATCTATGGTAACCCAATCAATATTTTCTTCAGATGAAGTTATTGCCCTTGGTGGTAATATGTGAGTAATAAAAGCTCGATCATCTTTTTGGAATGCATTTTTCTTAAATCCATCTGCTACAAGAGCTAATTGTCCGAAGTTTGAGTTAGAGTTTGTTATGGATGCATCAGCACCTGATTTTGCTTCAAAATGAACACCGTATCCAATCGCAAATACAGATACAATTTGTAATACAGAATCATTTGTTATTTTTACATGTCTTGTCTCCCATCCATTTCTATAAATTGCATCAGAATCTAAGTGAAATACTTTCTCGGTGTCAGTTGCAGATGATTCTGATGAAAGTCTTTCATCAAAAACTGGAGTTATGCTTAATCCACCATAATCTCTACCTGTCTTACTATATTTTACAAAAGCACGATCATCTTTCTGTAATGAAACTCCAGTAAATTGTGCAACAACCATTGAACGGAAACCAGTTGCCTTTGATCCATCGGCATGCATACCATTCATACCATAAACAGATCTTAACGATATGTTAAAGATATAAGGTGATGCTCCTCCAACTGTATCGGTTTCAACTGTCACAGTTGCACCACTTACATTAGAGGCAGTTGCTAATAACTCATCAGGAACATCATCAAGAGCATATGTAAACACTTTTTTATCAGTCGCGCTGACACTTGTTACCTTTGCTGAAATATTATATTCAAGAGGAATAACACCAGATATTTTAATTGGGGTTCCTACATCAAGATTATGATCCTGTTGTGTTGTCACAGTTACAACAGATGATACGTTTGATCCATCACCTGATATGAGACTTGTAATTGAAATTGGATCCGCCGCAAATGCACCAACAATTTCAAATTCAGGTCTTCTTGCAGCAAAACCATCAGTACTTGCAGGAAACTTGTCAACAATATTTCGATTCGTTGTTGCAGTACCATAAGCTAATGAAAGCTTATAGTAATACATATTTAAATCTGTTAATTCTGTTTGTTCATTTAAACCTACTCCATCTGCATATTCAAATACTGTTAATTTGTGGTGTGAAAAAGTAGGAGTGCTTAATTTACTGGTGAATGTTGTATTATCTGTATATACTAATTCATTCTCCTTTCCATCAAATACAGAAAATTGCCAGAAATAACAGGCACCTGTGATTCTAAAAATTGCAGAATTAGGAACTGATGGATCTGTTGGGTTTGGAACATATTTTGGAATAATTTTTGTTTTTCTTAAATCAAGTCCAACAATTGAAGTTCCTCTTGGAACAATAACTCCACCATGAACACTATTATATTTGTGTAAAATATTATCTTCAGCTGTAAGGTCAAACTTAGAGTCTAAATTTAAAGACAATGAGTCTGTTGAAACAGTTCCACCTGCTTGATTTAAAATTACTGCACTTTCTCCTACTTTTTTTATCTTGTATCCTGGTCTATTATCAATAATATGCTCACCAGGCATCAATAATATTGTTGTTTTTTCTGTTATATCGTTATTATTACCTTGAACATAAGAAAATCTTGCTGACTCAATCAGTGCCCTTTGAACGGTTTTAAATGGTGTTGCTTGGGAATTACCCTGATTTGACATCGCATCACTTGCATCTAAATCACTTGGACTTACATAAAGAATACGACCTTCTACGTTTTTTAAGAAATTATCTAACTTATTCAGTGGCATGACACAATAATTCTACTATGATTCTATGTTCTATTTATGTATTCAAATTTGAGTTAATTTCGTTCAACATAATACCAAGTCACAGCAACTCTTTTTCTACCTTCTTCAACCACTTGACCTGCATGAGGATAACACCAATTAGATGGGAAAATTAAAGCATGTCCAGGCTGTGGTTTATAAGTTTTATGAAGAAAAGATGTTCCCCCACCTTTAAAACCATCATTTAGATATACAATTACAGATATTTTACGATGATATTCTATTTGTTTCTCATGAGTCGCAGCATCATGATGAAATTTATATTCTTGTGATTTTTCATATTGTAATATTTGAATACCTTCTCTCCATGATTTTGTACCATATCCACCAGGCACTGGGTAAAAAGAAAAATTATGGTGAATGTTTTGAACTCTTCTTTTATATTCATCTAAACCTAAATTTATTTTATTATGAAAATTTATTGTTAGTTCATGTGATTCTAAAAGAGTAGTTCCAGAACTTGTTCTTATATTAGGATCAGATTTTGGATTGTCTGGTTCACTGTCACCAAATACGACGCTTTTTTCAAATTTAAGTGTATCAATATGATTGTTAAGTTCTTCAACCTCATTAGGCTCAAGAACTTTTATAACTTGTATTAGATCATTCATAATTTTTTCTCAACAAGAAATGGTTTCAGTTCAACATAATCAAAAACATAACATAAACCTTCTGTATGACCATTTAGTAATAATTTTTGAATACGATGTCTTCCATCTATCATACGATATTTGTCATTAAATGGATTTGGTGCATTTTCAGCAATTATGAGAGGATATTTTGTATCACAATTACGATATTTTTTACCTCCACAACAATAACAATTATCACCACTTTTCTTTGGATACAAGTCTTTCCCTTTCCAAGCAATGTTATCTAGTTTAATATTTTCTAACCTTTCATTAATTAACAAAGGCATTAAATGTTTTAACTCAATAACACTTTTTTGATAACCGTCTAATCTCCAGTCACCTTCTGTACTGGTTACACCTGCAACGTGCCATCTATTCATCATCTTAAATGAGATACCCATCCAGTTAATAAATATTTTCTTTCTTTAGGAGCAACTACACCTCTATGTAAATGTGTCCACCCTGCTGGCCATATATACATATCCCCTGCCTTTGGAATTAAAGTTTTATTAAAATGTAAAAATTCTGTACCCCCACCATCTTTAATAGTATTTAAATAAATCATCCAAGCAAAAATTCTATAAGGATTGTGGGGACCAGTTTCACAATGAATATGACTATAAACATTATTAGGTTCATATCTCATCAATTGTGCAATTTTATCTATTTGCCATCTATCAAGTTGTGTATCTATTAATGGATACTTTTTTTTATATTTATCAATCGTATCGTTTAAACCTATAAGTAAATCATCAGAAAACTGATGCACGTCAATTGCTATTTCAAGATCATTTAATCGTTTACTCCCTGCAATACCTTTTTCAGCAATAGATTCATTTTTATCAAAAAAATTTATTAAATCCTTACAATATTCTTTAGACAAGCAACCTGTATTTTTTAATATAAAATTATTAGTTCTCATGTGTTGTGGCCCATTCATCATCATCCCAACCTGACAGTGTAATGTTGTAAGAAACTGCTATCCTATCTTGTTTTGATTTATTAGGTAGCACCTCATGAATAACATGAGAAGGGAAAGTAATCATGTTTCCTGCTCTCGGTGTGTAAACATATGACTCGTGCACGTTTGTATCTGTTGTAAAGTTACTTACGTATGAATTAAGCTCAACATAAGCTTTAAAATTTGACGGACTAAGAAATTTTAAATTCCCAGAATTTTTTGGAGATTTAATCCAAAACACTCCAGACATATGTGCGTTTGGATGTGTATGAGCAGCGTTACAACAATTTGGACCATTAATCATAATCCAATATTCAACATTTACTTTTAAATGTGGTTTTAATGTAGTAAATACAGATTTTGCTAAACCTTTTCTTAAATGTACGGACATGGGGTTTTCATCATTAACATTAAGAATAGGAGAGTGCCAACCACCTCTATTTGATCTATGTAAACTTTTTGGATGTAATTTTTTTTGAGAGTAACAAAAATCTGTTAATTCTTTTTTTTTAAAATCTTCTTTGTCAAAAGAAAACTCGTGAAAGACTGAAGGGAATACCAATCTTGCCTGATAATTTTTTTTCATAACGTAACCCAATTGCGATCTTCAAAATGTTTCCC